CGGCTTGCGGCGCAGGTTCTCGTCGGCCCAATCGTTCAGCTTGGCCACGAACTGCTGCGGGTTGCTCACGCGATCACCTTGCCGCAGTCGCAGCGGTAGGCGGTCGTGACGCCCTGCACCTGGTACTCCTCGACCTCGATGATCTGGTACGGGTTCGAGGTGTCGAGGCCAACAACGATGCGGTCGCCCTTGTCCGGCACGACGGCGAGGCCCTGCGCCGGAACGTAGAACGTGCCCGTGATGCTCTGGTCGATGCCCTGCGCGGCGTAGCGGTTGATGTCCCGCACCGGTCCCTCGGCAGTCCACGCCGTGGACGTGACCGTCTGCGTCACCGTGCCGTTGGCCGCGTAGCCCGTCGCCGTGCGCGTCTCCAGGGTGATGGCCTGGCCGAACGTCGCCGCCAGCTCCGTCTCCAGCGCGAGGAACTCGTCGGCGAGCGTCACAGGTCCATCCATCCCCAGCTCGACGACCCGCTGATGAGGCCAGCCGTGGCGAGCATGCGCTCCGCCTCAACGAGCTGCGTCTCGGCGGGCTTCGTGCCGGCGTAGGTCACGGACTTAGACGAGCCGGACGCCGAGGACAGCGACTCGGACTTGATGTCGCCCGTCGTGCGCGTCGTCGGGTTGATCGTGACGCCCTGGACGTGCAGGGCCGCAAGCACCGCCGTCGCCTGCTGCACCCGCAGCGGGACCACGTCGCTGGCGATCAGCTCGCCGGCGGCGTCGTAGGCGTAGTCGCGTGGCCAGTCCAGGGCCTGCGTCGTCGAGTAGCGGTAGCCCACCCAGCGACCGCCGTAGCGCAGGTCAAGCGCGCGGGCGGCCGCCATGAGTGCCGTCTCCTTCGTCGCGTTGGTCGCCGCAGTCCAGGCCGCCGGCGTGCCGTAGTTCGTCAGGTAGGCGTTGGCGAACGCGATCGTGCAGTAGCTCGTCGCCGTGCTCAGGCCGCTGCCAGTCTCCGCAACCAGCCCCGGTGCGTCCCAAGTCAGGTTGTACGGGTACTGGTTGACCGTGACGAACTCGTCGAAGTTGTCGGCGTCGACCTGCGTGCCGCCGATCACCAGATCGCGGAACGTCAAGTCGTGCGGCGTGCTGATCGAGTCACGGCCCAGGATCAGCGACACCTGTTCCGGCACCGCCTCGGTCTGCACGTCATCGAACACAACGTCGAAGATTTGGCCTGCGGCGTCCTGCGGCGCGATACCGCCGAACGGGTACTGCACGTTCTGGAAGCAAAACAGGCGCGAGTACATGCGGCCCCAGACACGCAGGCCCGTGACGCTGATGTTGTAGTACCCGTCGGCTGCTTGCGCGTTCGACTTGTCCACGAACCCCGACACGATGCAGTGAATGCCCCGGTTTGGATACACCAACGGCCCGTTGGTGTCAGCGTCTGCGTCGGCAAGGTTCATCGCGTCGCAGTCGATGATGCTCGCACCGCTGGAGTCGTTGACCGTGTTGCCGAAGTAGCCGATCTTGAAGCAGTTCGCGCGAGCCGCGACGACGAACGTGTTCTGGATCGTGATCCTGTGCGTCGGCCAAAACAGCTTGACTCCGTCATCCGCGCAGTAGCTGAAGCTGTCGCAGACCAGGCCAGCGTTGTCGGACAAACTCTTGCGCCCAGGCTGGAACCCGTCCGAGTTGTACGTCCACGGGTTCAACCACTGCACGTTGCGCAGGTAGTGCGCGCCGCCGTACTGGAAGTAGAACGGCCACCGCACAAACGTCGGGCCGATGACGCGGCAGTTGACGGGCGAGGTGTTGACCGTGTCCGTGGCGATCGGGCAGTACCTGACCTGATTGGCGAACGACAGCACCTGCTCTGCGTTCGCGCGCTGGGCGAGGCTGGTGAACACGCCGTGCCCTTGGATCGTGACGCCGCCCGTGTTTGAGCTGGTTAGCGTGCTGAGGTCGAAGCCCGCGCGCCTCGCCGACAGGATAGTGAACGTCGAGCCTGCCGTCGGGTTGGTCGTCCAGTTCGGTGTGACGTTGAGCGTGTTGGCCGTGCTGGTCGTGATCGTGCGGACCTGACCAACGCCCGTGCCACCCGAGATGCGCACCTCAAGGGTGTTGTACGCGCCTACCACCCACGGGGTGCCGCTGACGGTGATGGAGCTGGCCGTCGCGCTGGCAGCGGTGCCAGTCACGTCAGGGTCGGTGAAGATGACGACTGCCCCGCCCTGCGCCGTCACCGTGCAGTTGTCGCCCAGCACTAGGCCAGGAGTGACCAAGTGGACGCCCGGAGGGAAGTGCAGCGCCGCGCCAGCCGCGACGCTCGTCTGCGCCACGTAAGCGACGCTGCCGACGGGCAGGGATGCTTGCGGCAGGCTGACGAACAGATTCAGCGGGCTGCGCCGGTCGCCGTTGACCTCGATGCGCAGCCGCCGGTTGCTCGGCACCACGAGGCGCAGCTGCCCGTCCACGATGGTCTGCGTGACCCCGACATCGGCCGGGTAGACCTTGGCGCTGAAGATCGGGCCGTCGATCAGGTTGATGCGCACGTCGGCCGGCTCGTCGGCCCCGATCGTGATCCAGTCGCACTGGACTTCCTGACCGATGTCCCAAACCTCGTTCTCGCCCTGCGCCGTGAACGATTGCCCGTAGACGAAGCCGCTCGTCTGCGCTCCTGACACGGCCGCAGCCGTGACCAGGTACTTCTGGCTGCGCAAGCTGTCGAGGCCGGGGCTGGCGTAGATGGTGACGGTCATGGCGACGGCTGAGCTGCTGGGGTGAGTGTGTGACCCTGCCGCACGCCCCTAGGACGCGCAGCAGGGTCGGGCGCCGATCAGATCGGGGCGATCCACGCGCCGACGAGCTGCAGGTTCGCCGTGCCGCCGGAGTAGGTCGCAATGACCTGCAGACGGATGAACCGCTTGGTGTTCTGCGTCGGGCCTGCGCTGCCGACGCTCACGTTGTCCACGTAGAACACCTCACGCCCGTTCGCCGGCGTGGCGAACTCGTTGCCGGTCTGCGCGGCCGACCCCAGGATCAGCACGCCGAGGCGCGTTGTGCCAGTCGTGAACGCCGCGTCGTCTGCGCCCTGGATGATGACCTGGTAGGTGCCGGTGATGCCCGTGTCGATCCCGCTCCAGTCGACCACGACGGCGAACCGCGCGTAGGGCGCGGTCGACGACGTGTTGACGTTGAACGCCGGGGCCACTTGGCCGAAGTCGATGCTGCTGACGGTGCCGTTCGTGGCGATGCCGGTCGCAGCTGTGTGCGACAGCGCCGCCGTGAGTCGGCTACCCTCTTCGAGGGCGAAGTTGTGGCACTGGTGGACCATCAGCGCCTCTGGTAGGTGGCGAAGATGCCCGCCGTGCAGCTGCCGGCCGCGCCGCCGCGCACCCAGCTGATGCGCATGTACCGAACCGTGTCCTGCTGCGACGCCACCGTCGCGCTCGGGTGCACGACGTTGTTGACGTGGACGACGTGGCGAGTGCCAGGGCAGGTGTCCACCGGCTGGCCGATCGACGCCGTGTCGCCGAACGTGATGGTGCCCAGCCGGTACGGCGTGGTGAACGCCGTGTCGCTTGCGCCCTGGATGCTGTAGGCGATGAACTCGCCGGTGCCGACGGCCACCGCCGACACGTCGAAGATCACGTCGACTTCCTGGTAGCCGCTGCCGAGGTCCACGAAGAGCGAGCCGTTGCCCGTCGTCGTGTTCGTCGTGCCAGCCGCCTGCAGGACCATTGCCGAGTCCTGCAGGAACTGCATGTTCTGATGTGCCATGTTGGTGCTCCTTGGATCAGGCGATCGCCGTGGCGTCCGAGATGTCGAAGAGGCGAGCGACGCAACGCGGGTGGATGTCCACGAGGTTGCAGTACCACTCGACGCGGGTGCGGAACACCGGCTTGCTGTCCTGCTCGCCGAGGTCGCGCACGTCGATGCCGCCGTTCTGGACCATCTGCAGGCCCATGTCCGACATGGACATGACGTAGATCGAGGTCGAGCTGTCGTTGTTCTCGTTGAAGCCGATCTGCTGCAGACCGGCCGACGTGCCGAGGACATCGGCTTCCAGGATCGGCAGGCCGGCGTAGCTGGTGACGATGCGGCCGAACTCGTCGCGGCTGGTCGAGATCGACGAGCTGTTGCGCAGGAAGGCCGTCATGTTGACCTTCGTCTTCTTCGCCATCAGCAGGTGCGTCGGGTTGTCGACGGCCTGGATGGCCTCGTCCAGCGACTTGAGCGACAGCGCCGCGCCGCCGCTGTTCTGGATGATCTGGTCGGCGTTCTCGCCGGAGTCCTGCACGGCGTTGGCGCCGAAGCCAGCGCCGAAGCGCGCCTGCAGACCGTCGAAGCCGTTGACGTTGGCAGTCGCGCCGCCGATCGCCGTCGTGCTGCCCTTGATGATCTGGTGGGCGATGGTCTGCGCGAGCAGCGTCGCCTTCATGGTTTCGTGCGCCGAACGCGCTTCCGGGCCGTGCGTCTGGACCAGGAAGCGGTCGACATCGAGGTCACCGCCGATGATCTTGAGCGCCACGCTGCGCTGCTCGACCGAGCCTGCGGCCTCGGTGTACGAGCCGTTGACGGCGCGGAACTCGACGCTGCCGAGGTTCGACTCGCGCGTCCACGCGAAGCTGTTGCCCTGGATGGAGACCAGAGGCATGGCCGCGAGAAGCGGCGACGCCTGGGCGAAGGTCTGGAGGATCGCGGCGCGCTTGAACTCGCCGTTGTTCTGCGCGATCAGCGCAGACTGGTAGAGACTGACTGCCATTGGTGTTTCGTGTTGCGGTTGTCAGCCCGCAACGGAACACCAACTACCGACAGCCCAGAGCTAGCGCGGGTCCGTGTTTGCACGGTTCAGCAGTTCCCTTGCGGGCAGAAGTGTCTGCCCTGGGTTCGCTGCGCGACCGGCACCGCCGGTCTGCGAGCCGCCACCGGATCCCCCGGTGCCTTGTGCCACGAACAAGCCGCGCGTCGAAGGTGCTTCCCGCATCTCCGTGATCAGCTCGTCGAATCCCATCGGGTCACTGGAACCCGACTTCTTCGTGACGCGAGGCTTCCCGCCCGCGTCCACGATGGAATGCTTGAGGTTGCCATCCGCGTCCTCGTCGATGCGGATGTACTGCTTGGCCAACGTCAGGATCGCGTCCATCGACTGCGACCCGCCGAGCTTGGCCACGACCGGGGCGAGTTCGCCCGCCACCATGCGCTCGCGCAGCGCGGCCGTACGGGCCGTCAGCTTGCCTTCGAGCTTGGCGCGCTCCTCGGCCATCTTCGCGTTCACGGCGGCCTTGTAGTCGTCGATCTCCTTGCTGCCCTTGAGCTGGCCGGCCTGGAGCTTCTCCAGCGCCTCGCGCGCCTCGGAGGCCTTGGCCGGGTCGATGCCGTCGTAGGCCTTGATTGCGGCCTTGGCCGCGTCCCGCTCGCTGCGCGCCTCGGTCAGCGCCCGCTTCAGCCCGCCCACGTCCTCGACGCCCCAGCCTTCCTTCAGCGCCTCGACGACGAACTTGTCGCCGTTCTGCTTGGCGGCGTCGCGGAGACCCTCGGGCAGGTCAGTCAGGCTGTCGGCGATGAGGCGGAAAGGCATAGTGCCTTGGGGTGTATATCGGCAGGCGCACCCGCGCTAGGGGGTCGTCAGTTCGCGGATGCCTCGTCCGCCATCTGCGCGATGCGCTTGGCCACCGCCGCGCCGAGGTCGCGCACCGTGTCCGAGGCGTAGCCCGTGGCGTAGATCACCGTCGCCTCGACGCCGTTGGGCGCCGTCCCGCCGGCGACGGCGATCGACAGCCCCTTGCGGGTCATGTACGCGACCAGGTCGCCGGCGCGCGCCATCATGGCCTGCGTCAGGTCGGGGTCGGAATGCGGCTTCATGCGTCCTCGGGGTCAGGGATGCGGTCGAGCTGGCGGAGGCGGTCGATTGACAGCGGCTGCAGGTCCTTGCCGATCATCTGGGCGAAGGTCAGGTCGCCGGCACGCCACGCCGCGGCGCGCGTCGGGCCGAGCATCTCGTCCTGCACGCTGCGGGGCTGACCTTCCAGCCACTCGGGGAAGGTCGTCGAGGCAGGCACCGGCCCGTCCACGCTGGCGCGGTTGCCGACCTCGCGGCCGGTCCAAGGGGCGATGCTGCTGCGGCAGTTCGGGTGCAGGGGTGGCATCGGCCCCTTGCCCATCTCGAACACCTTGCCATCGTTGGCCGCGCAGATGATGGAGGTCTTGGAGTCGAGCGTGGCCACGAACTGGTACTGGTCCACGCCGAGGTCGGCGAACGTCTCGGCGCGGGTCGTGGCGCTGGCGTGAGCCGCCGCCGTACGCACCATGGCCCGGAGCTGGTCGACGTTGGAGCCGCTCAGCAGGCCGTCCTCGAAGTCGCCGGCGCGGGTGCCGCGCAGGGTGCGCACGATCTCGTCCGTAGTGAGCCCGCGCTGCACGCCGGTCTGGACGGCGTAGCGCACGTTGTCGACCGCCCCGTTGTCGCCGCCGACGAGGCTGCCGAACCACTCCTCGGTGGTCGCGCCGAGGTAGGGCCGCTGTTCGACGGCGGCCTCGATGCGCGGCAGGCTCACGGGCCGCGCCGTCTCGATGCGCAGCACCTTGCGGGCGCTCTCCTGCACCCAATCGGCCTCCTGGCGCACGAGCTGGCCGAGGTTCGCCCTGGCCTGGTCCTGCACCCGCCGCATGCCCTGCCGCACCAGCGCCTCGGCCTCGGCGATCAGCCGGCGCAGCTCGGGCGTCGTGGCAATGGTCACGTCCTGGCCGCGGCGCTCGAACGTGGCCATGCCGGCGGCGACGCGCTCCACGACCGGGCGCACGACCGTGCGACGGAACTCCTCGGCGGCGTCGTCCTGGATGCCACGGACGGCCCGCGCGACGAGGATCTCGTGTCGGTAGAACCGTTGGAGCCACGTGTCGGCATGCTGCCGCAGCGCGGCTCGTAGGCGCTCCTTGACCCCAGGCGGCAGGCGGGAGCTGGTCACGGCTCGGTCACGTCGTGGGTGAGCGGGCAGCGGCGCTCAAGCCACGCCTCGCGCGCCAAGGCGAACGTGCGCATGACGCCGGTGGACGCGCCGCAGATCTCGCACTTGGCGAGGTAGCCGTTGTGGAGAATGATGCCTTCGCGCAGCGGTTCGTAGCACTTGAACATGTAGCCCGTGCCGCCGCAGCGGCAGGCCTGGTTGAGCTTGCCGTCGCCGATCACGTCTCGGCCTCGGCTTCGTCCTCCTCGTCCTCCGCCTCGGCGGCTGGCGCCTGCCGGTCGCGCTCGACGCTGGCGAGCATGGCCTGCATCTGCGCCTCGACGGTGCGCTCGCGGCCCAGCTCGACCTGCGCGGCCAACGCCTCGGGGTCGTCGACCGTGGACAGGACGCCGCGCACCGCGAGCTCGCGCAGGCCGACGGCGAGCGGGATCTGGCCGGCGGTCATCAGGCCTTGGATCACCGGCACGTCCTGCGCCTTGCCCGACAGCAGGCTGCTGTCCCGGTAGAGCGTCCAGTCGAAGTCCTCAGGCAGCTCGACGCCGGCGGCCTCGGCGGCCAGCTCGATGCCCTGGTACATCGCCCACTCCAAGCCCTCAATCCACCGTTGCGCCTCGGACTTCTCGTTGCTGTCCGCGCGCACCTCGCCCGTCGCCGTCGCCGGGCCGCCGACGGCCATCATGGGCTGCATGCCCAGCGCCATGCAGCGTTCCTCGATGCGCTTGATCTCGACCTCGCCGGCGGCCAACGACGTGCCGGCGATCTCGACGAAGCTGATGTCGAGGTCGCTGCTCGTGTCCGTGAACGTCGAGCCGGGGCCGACCTCGGGCCGCGCCTCGGCGACCGTCGAGGACGCGCCGGCGACCTTGAGGATCGGCGAGCGGCAGTAGTGCAGCGCCTCGCCCTGCATGCTGAGGCTGTTCCAGTGGGCGACGTTCTGCCAGCCGAGGTCCTCCATCGGCGGTTCCCCGTGCAGCGTCCCGATGCGCTTGGTGTAGCAGGCCACGACCGGCACGCGGCCGAATCCGTGCGCGATCGTCTCGCCGAGGCGGTAGCCGCTCAGGTACTCGCGCGCGGCGTTCTGCTCACGGTCGGGGTCGTGCTCGCTGCCGCTGCGATACCAGCGTTCCACGCGCTCAGGCGTCCACCGCTCCACCATGTCGGCCAGCACGTCGCCGCCGCCGACGGGCGAGGACTCGTAGTACCAGTTGCGGATGCGCAGCTCGACGACCTCCTCGACGCCGTTCCGCATGCGGGTGCGGCAGCCGACGAGGTTGTCCGGGTGCACGCGGCGGAAGTACGGGCGCGCGTCCATGGCGTCGGCCTCGGGCAGCGTGAGGCCAGCCGTCGGCACGTTGTCGACGAGGAACAGGCCGAGGCCTCGGTCGATGGCGTCCTCGTAGATCGCCTGGGCGAACGACGACAGCGAAGTGCCCTGCCGGTCGGCGTTGGACACCAGGCGGTCCAGAGGCTCCGGCAGCTCGCCGCTGATGGTCGGCGGCTTCATGAACGGCAGCGACGCCAGCTTGCGCACCGTGCGGTCGTAGATGGGGAACAGCACCGTGCGCGCCAGCCGCTGTGCGTAGCGGTCGCGCGTCTTGGCCTCCTTCTTCGTGGCCGGCGTGAACTTGCCGCCGGCGGCTCGCATCGCGCGGGTGCCGCTGCGCAGCACGCGCACCAGCTCCCAGGAGTCTTCCATCTCGCGGCGCACGCCGCTCCAGGTTCCTACGTCGTTGGCCATGGGTTCACTCGTCGAAGCTGGAGACGCGCGCCGCGATGCTGTGCGCCTCCGAGATGTAGTAGCCGATCGCGTCGGTGAGGTGCGTGAGGCCCTTGGCCTCGCTGCCCTTCTTGTCGATCTCGCCGCTGCCGCCCTTGAGCAGCGTGACGCCCTCGAAGTCCTTGACCACGTTGGGCGCGCGCGCAGGGTCCACGAGCAAGCGCACCACGCCGGACGAGGAACGCAGCCGGGAGTTGACTGCGTTGAGGCGGTCGCGCACGTAGGGCGGCTTCTTGGCCACGCGCCAGCGCAGGCGCTCGCCGAAGGCCGGTACGAGGACCTGCCGCACCAGCTCCCAGTCGGTGCCCTCGGTCTGGCTCGTGTGCCGCGCGCCGCCGGCGGGGTCGCCGTAGAGGTACACGTCGGCTGGATGCTTGCCCCAGTCAGCGACGAGCTTCCTGCAGACGGCGGGCGTGTTGCTGTTGCGCGGGATGTGCACCTCGCCGACGACGCACGTGCGCGTCTCGCCGTCGAGGTACTGCTCCTGCATCACGACGGCGGTGCCAGGATCGACGTTGAAGTCGAGGGCGATGATCAGCGGCTTGGACGGGTCAACGGCCAGCTTGCGCAGGTGGTC